CTGTCGATCCACCGGCAGAACTTCATAGGTTTCCGTGTCCCGCCCTCGAAATAACTCGATTGTGTCGCCAGGTGCGGGGATAACCGGGTCGCCTCCGATAATCAGGTCGCTCGCTCGACCGTGGAAGTCCAGGTCGGTCCAGCGCGTGACCATAATGCCCATTTCATCCTCGGTCTGATACTCATGCCGGCCGAGGGTGGCGGACCACTGACATACGGCCGTGCCTTGCGTGTACTTCACGCGAACGCTTGCCGACTCCGCGAAGTCGTCGAGCAAGGCGTTGGCGCCGTCTTGGAAAATGTTTCCCATCTCGCACCCTGAGCCCCGAGGCCCCTCCGCCCCCGGCGAGTATCAGACCGGGGGCGGAGGAAGGAGAAAAACAGACTTACGTCGTTTCGGTAAACTGGATGATTGTCCAGGTGGTACCGTCGCAATGCACCAGGGCCGCCTCGGCATCCTCGATTGTGCCGATTGCACCGCCGGCGTCGTTTTGTAAGGCGATGTGCTCGCCTCCCGTGTTTTTGATAATGAGCATGACGTCAGCCATGTCAGCTTCCGGTGGCAACAACAGATTCTCCGAGGCGCCCGAGGAGTTCGGATCCACCAGGAGCCAGTTGCCGGTGAGAGTCACCGCGGTCAACGCGACCTGCGCGTCGCTCATGTCGATGGTCTGTGCGGTCATGAGAGCACAGAACCCGTCGAGGTGAACCTTTCCGGCTCGCCCGGTACCGGCCAGGGCACCCGGCGTCAGCTTGATGTCACCGCCGTTGCCGTTGGTCGAGCTGGCCGCTCCACCTGTGATATTGACGGCTCCACCGTTTCCGGTGGCTCCTGCGCCTGACGCTCCACCGGTGATAGCCACCGCACCGCCGGCCCCGGTACCAGCACCAGCACCACCGACCATTGATGCCGCACCGCCGGCCCCGTTGGTCGAGGAAGCCGCCCCGCCCGTCGCGGAGATTGCTCCACCGTTACCGGTCGCACCGGATCCCGATGCACCGCCGACCAGGGTGGTCGCACCACCGGCCCCGGTACCCGAGCCCGCTCCGCCGGCTACGCTCGCCGCTCCGCCGGCCGCGTTGCCGCTCGCCGGCACACCACCGGCCACTGACACGGCCCCGCCAGCCCCCGCGGCTCCACCGGCTCCACCGGTCACGCTCGCCGCTCCGCCGGCGTTGGCACCGTTGCCAGCACCACCGACCATGCTCACGGCCCCGCCGAGACCAGTCGATCCGGCACCACCCGTGACCGACACGGCCCCGCCGTTGCCAGTGTCGCCAGCACCACCGGTGACCGCGATGGCGCCACCGTTACCGGTCGCACCCGCCTTACCGGCGATGCCGAGGCTGGAGTCCGAACCGGTGATGTCGTCGGCTGTCACGCTGCCGGCAATGGTCGCGGTCCGCTCGGCACACGTCATTTTGACGTGGATGAACCGATCGGTCGCAGACCAGTCCGCGACGGCAAACCCCATGAGGTTGTTGCCGCTGGCCGTCGCGGTGGCGGATCCGGTTGACGCCGTGCCCACTTCGGGCGAGCCGTTTTCGTCCCAATAGATTGCGTCCCCTTCGGAACCGCTCTCGCCGTCGGTGTTCGGAACCTTCCAAATACCGCCGGAGTCGAGAGCCCCGAGGGCATTGGCCGCGATGTCAACGGGAGCGATGAGAGGCATCGTGCCCACGACAACCACGTCGCCGCCATAGACGGCACTTGACGGGGTGTGCGGAATGTACCGGCCTTCGTCTTCGGCCAGTTGCGAGGGTGTTTGTGTTTGAGCCATGACTGGCCTCCTGTTTGGTTTGTCAAACTGTTTGGTTCGTTGGTTCTACTAGGTTCTGCCCTGCTGAAAGGAACCCGGCGGGCAGGGGCAGGCCACCCGCCGGGTCGAGCCAGAGCTACGCAGCTCCTTTAGATTTCACACCGCCGTTGTATTCGGCCTTGGCTGCCCCAAAGTCGTGGTACCCGCGGAACTCAACGCCGAGAACGTTGAAGTTCGCCTCCGCCGATTCCACGATGGGGGTCTGTTGGTTGTTGAGGAACACCACCTCCATCACCGGTAGATCATCCTTGTCACCCAACAGGTACCAGCCCGTCGTCGAGTAGTTCGTGATTGAATCGTCCGACAAGTAGGGCGTCACAATCGGCTTGTATTTGCCGGCGTGAGTGTTCTTCGCGGTCGACTTGGTAGATCCGCCTACCATATTGGTCGATTCGTACAACTCGTCGGCCGTCACCTCCAACTCGGGCGGTACCAGGAGGTTCTTTGGCTTGACTCCGAGGACGTGTCCCTCTTGCCCTTGAACCGCCGGCGTTTTGAGTTTGCGGAACAGCAACACGGCCGCCGTGAGCTGCGAACTTTGGAGCGTCGTTCCGGCGCCTTCCATGTAGTTGCCACGCGCATCGGTGAAGAACGAGGCATTGTCGAGGAACGCGGTCCAAAAGACCGTATTCAGCTTCAACGCGGCCCCGCGGCCTAACCGCTGGCGAATCGTGTCGAACGCCCCCAGGTCGTCGTTGATGATGTTCACGCGAGTCAGACCGAGCATCTTTGCGTAGGTTTTGGCCTGGTTCGTGTAGTTCTCTTCCCCCAGGGAACCGTGCTTGATTTCGCCCGATGCACCGACCTCCTCGTATTCGAGCCCATCGGTGAGGCGGTAGCGGGTCATGGCTTTGAAGTCCGTCGCCGGCTTCACCGCGGAGATCTGCCGCCATGTGTCGTCGACGTGGTTGAACCCGGCGAGGATGAATTTATTGGCCGCGGCGCCCAACACTCCCGGCAGACTGACCGCGGTGAACGCACCGCGAATCGGGAAGGCGTACTCGAAGATCTCACGCAATCCCGACCGGAAACTCCCGCGACCGCTGTAGCCGTTGGCTCGGGCGCAAATGAGCATTGCCTCTTGGAGCCCGAGGCTTCGGTAATGCTTGTCGGCTTCCTCCAGGGTCTTGTCGGAATACGCCTTCTCGTAATCCGGCAGACCGGCCGAGATTGACAGGGCCGCTTCAAGCACGTCGGCCTTGAGGTCTTTGCTGCTGGAGTGGATCGGCGGAGCGGTCGGACGCTCGGCGCGAACCAACTCGACGCGGAAGTCCGCTTGCGCCTTGATCGTCTCGGCTTCGAGCTTGATCGTCGGCCATTTCTCTGAGACGGCCTGGCGGTAGGTTGCGAGGCTGCCCTCCAACGCCTTCGCCTTGATCTCCGCCAGCTTCTCGACCTTGCTGGAGTCGTAGCCGGCTGCCTCCGCTTCGATCACCGCGACGTGGTGAGTGTAGGCCGCCTGGATCTCCACCGGGTCAAATTCGGGGATCTCCTTGACTATCGGCGGATCGCTGTCGCCGTTGCCGGCCTTGCCTTTGATCGGCGGCGGGCCATCCTTGACCTCGGCGTCGAACTTCGCCTTGAGAGCGGCCGTTTGCTGGTCGGTCAGCGTCTCGGGGTCGAGGTGCATCTTCTTGAGCCATTCCGTGAAGTCCATGGGTAAACCTCCTGAATCGTGGTTTTGGGTTTGGGCAGACGCCGCGATTCGCACGGTCGCGCCTTCGTCGTCGCCGCCTTGTCCGACAATTGAAATGCGATAAAGCTCGCTGGTCTTGGCTAGGATGAACGGGCCGGTGTGTTCCCGGCCGTTGACTTGAATCGTTTTCCCCTCGGGGATTAGCTTGGGAGGGGACGTCGGGCGAACCTCGATGGATGCCTCCCATGGATAGTCGTTGTCATAGGCTGCGAGCATTTGCTCCCGGTCCGCCCCCGGTACGGAGGCAAATGCAACCGCGTTTATGTATTCGCCCGAGCTCTTGTCGATTGTGTGAATGTGACCTACCAGGCGGTCGGGATCGTGTTCACGGTCAACGGGGAGTTTGGTGCGGCGGACGCGCATCCCCTTGATGTCGCAGACGACGGGGTATGGATATTTCTCGACGCGGAGAAACCCGCCGTTATAGGCCCGAATATCCATCCGGCGAGCCCGGTCCCCTTCGCTCTCGCCCGCCGCCGCGGCAATCGTCAACTCCTCGGCTGCAATGACGATACTGTCGGGGAGATCCTTCAAGCTGGCTTTGATCGAGCTATACTTTTGCATGACCGTTTCTCCGAAACCTGTTTTGGAGCTTCCTTCCGTCACCGTCCGGTTCCTCTTCGACTTCCGCTTCCTCTTCGACTTCCGCCGGCTTAGCGTTGGCGAATATCTTTTCGCGGAGTATCTTCCGCATCTCATCCGGCTCGACGCCGTAGTCACGAGCCATGACAACCAGCTCCTCCTCGAAGTCCTTGCCGTCCTCGGCGTGCAATCGGCTGAGGGTGGTCTCTCCATCGGAGAGGGAGACGGATCGACCCTTCGCCGTCTTCTCTGGATCAATCTTTGGGTAGGCCGGCCAGCCGAATGAATGAGGAGGCACCTCCGCCGCATCGTAGACCCACCCGTAGACGTCGCGTGCCTCCTTCCACCAGGCTTCAAAGGTGGGCTCAACAACTAGCTCATCGGCGTCGAGGCGTTCGTTGTCGCAAGCTGCGAAATAGGTGTGGTGATCGAGCTGGCCGGAAGAGAAGTTGTAGTCAGAGCTGTCGCACATCGCCACATTGCGAGGCATCGACAACGGCCGCGATTGTTCGTTGACGGTTTGCCGTGTGAAGTCGCCGTAAGTAGTGGAAGGATGCTCCGATTTGAGCTGATTCGCGTGCCATCCCATAGGCATCGCCACCGCCATGTTGTGATCCACCTCCAATTCGGTGAGCGGCCGAATCTCGTCCGCTTCCACGCATGACGCTGCTGTGGTTTCAAGTGCCATACCAAACGACGCCGCTGTCTCGGCCGCCGATACCGTTGCTTCGCGGAACCGTCTGGACGTCGCCGTCAAGCTGAGAGTCGAGGAGTTGTCGGGTACGCCGCGGTGTTGCTGCGCCCGCTCCAAGAGAAACCAGTGAAGAATACTCCCGGCCGAAACTTCATCGACCTCAGAACCGGACCCCCAGCCCCACAATCCGCCAGGGTGACGCTTCAATACGTCGTAGGAAACCGGATTGCCGAAATTATCGAACTTAATCCCGTCGATGTGGTTCTCGACACCGTAGGACAAGGAAGGCGATGAACACTGGTCACACTCAAAAGTGGAAATGTCGAGTTGAACGGGGTCGCGTAGGTGTGGGTTGTTCACTAGCCTTGCAAAGGATTCGCCGTCGCCGCACTTCGCCAGGTGCATCACGCGGAGTTTTCGGCGGAACGACACCGCCTTGCACCACCGCGACCAGGCCGCTTCAACCATTTTGTTGAAGCCTTCCGATTTCGTCTCCATTCGGAGCTTCGGGCCGGATCCGACAACGTAGTTTGCGTGAGTGCGGTAGGATCCTTTCGAGTAACCGTTGTTCTCTCGCTCGTACCGCGACCGCTCCCGTAGGTTTTTGCGGACGGTCAGCGAGTTCGCCGCGTCAGCGTCCAGGGCGTCAGCCGCCGCCCAGTGAGCTTCGTTGCCGGTCCCATCTTGAGCGGCGTCGTATCGTGCCCTCACCCTCACGGGGCCTTGAGCGGTTGTGACACTCCGCTGAGGAGGTGGCAACCGGAAAACACGAGAGGCGAATTTCTGTAGCCAATTCACAGCCCGCCCCCCGGTGGTTTCAGTTTGCGGAACCGTAGACCGAGGTGGTTCTTGCCCATCGCGGTATTCGTCGCGGTGGCTTGGTCCGCCTCCGCTAGCTCGGCCGGCGTGAATCGCTTGGTCGTGGCGCCGTCGACGGTAGCTTCCTTGACGCCGCTCCTGGCGATTTCGTCGATCTTCTCTTGAATCGTCTCAGCCATAAAAAAAGACCGCTCGGGTGTTCGGCCCCGAACGGCCTCTTGTGTGGGGTAGCTACTCCCCGTTGACCTAGTAGAAGTCTATTCAGTAGTGTCCATTTCCAGTACGGGAGGGTCAAGCGAAAGTGGCGGATCCGGTTCATTTTTGCCACCACTGGCAATGTCGGAGTCGTACCGCTCGGTCGAGTTGTCGGTGTACCCACACGCCCGGCAATGAAAGGACCGTCGCCGGCTGCCGTCCGCGTTCGTCCAAACCGAGGTGACTCCCCACGCTCGTTTCTTACATTTCGGACACCGACGCCGCTTGCTGGCCTCCCCGGCAATCTCCGCGAGAGACGGGCGTTCTGTGAAGTGACTTTTGCTCATGCTCACGTCCTACCCTTTGCTAGGTCCGCCAAACTCGGCCTAGAGTCTGCCTTGACCGCTGTCCGCCCCGTTCCCCCGAGTAACCGGATCCCCGCCATGTTTGCCGCCACGTCGCAGAGATACGACGCATCGAGGTAATGGTTGTTGTCGCTCTTGCTCTTCCACGAGCGTTGAAGGATACCCTTCACCACCTCCTCGACCTCCACCTCCGCCGTGAGGTGTTTGGAGTAGGCGAAGTGTTTTTGTTCATCATCCGACAATCGCTTGCCGCCGGACGTCTTTCCCCAGAGCGTCATGGATCCAGGTTGCGACGGATCCGTCAACCATCTAGCGTGCTCCCACGATTTCCACCCGTCCGCATTGCACGCGACTAACCAGACTTTCGGCTCCCGTTGGTACGTGAGAAACCAGTCCTGGCCGCTCCGCCGCGTCGCGCTATCCTTGCTCGGCATATTGAACGCCGCCTTAACGCATCCGTTGCTTTTGCCGAACCCCATCGCCGGCCACCAGCCCTTGCCGGCCAGCTTGCAGAAGTGGTATATCGCCGGCGTTTTCCATCCGGCGTCAACGAGGGTGGAGACCACTGGAACGATCTCGCCGTCCTCGGTGGTGTAGGGGTTACTCTCCAGGTCGCTCTTTCGCTCCTCTAACGCCCTGATAATCGCGTGCTCGACGCCTTCGTCGGATCCGCGTATTGTTCCGCGTACCTCTTGGACGTCGTAATGAATGGTGAACCCGGTGGCTCCCGGCCGCCACGCCCTCACGACGTAGTGGAGCGCGATCTTTCGGACGTCGATCCCTTGGGTGACCACCGTGCAACCAGGAGGCACAACTCGCCTCGGGTAGCCGTTGACTTGCCGCTGGATCCGGTGAGCCGTGATACCAGACTCAATCGGCCCCGTCTCTTCCGGCGGATCATTGTCGTACTCGGACGCCACGGCTTCCGGTCCGATCCTAGCCACTTCGTTGTAATACCGTTGCAGGGCAGAGACTTCGAGCTGAGATCCGTCCGGCAATTCTTGAGCGTCAAACCTATGCGGATTCGCCACCTCCGCCCCGGCGTCCATCGCCTCCCGGTTTTCCAAGTAGAAATTGTGAGCGCCGCGAGCGTTCGGGTCCGTGAAGTTCCCCTCTTCGTCTGTTGTCTGGTGGTTGAGTTGGCGGAGTTGTACGTACTCATCCCATAGATCCTCACGGTCCGGCTTCTTTAGTAGGAACCGAAACCGCTTGCCCTTCCACGAGGGTTTCTTGCTCGGGTCGGTATACCAGGCGGAGACGCACTCCCGCCGCTGGATAGTCGAGAGCATCACGCGAGCCACCGACCGCTGTTGTCCGCCGAGGCCAGCGATAGCGCGGTCGATCCGCTCCTCCAGCTTGTGAGCCTGATCCTCGGACCGGACCGTCTCCTCCGTGTCGGGGTCGTCAATGCCGGCCACCTGGACCCGCCGCGAGTTCTTGTTCAGACCCCTTACCGCCGCGTCTAGGCCCCTCGTTGCGATGATCGCCCCCTTGGACGGTGAACCGGGGACCCGCGGGAAAACGATCTCATGGCCGCACCACGCGAATCGGCTCGGCACTTGCTCATACGGCTTGCCGTTGTCGATCCGCTTGCCGGTGACGGTCTGGTAGTGAGCGCGGTTCGGAGTGTTCTCCAGAGCTCGCACGGGGACGCACACCTCGGGGTAATCGTCGTACAGTTTGTCATTGGTTTCAATTGTGTCGCGGATAGATTGAAGAGAATCCTGAGCCGCGGATCCGGTCGCCGCGAACAGCACCGCGAACGTCACTTCGCCGGACAACGAATGTTTGAGGAGCATGCGCTCGAAGAGTTTGGTCTTGCCCTCCCCGCGGCTGGCCGCGAGTGACTGGTCACCGCCGTATCGAATAGCGTGGCGAATTGCCTCGATCATTGCTCGTTGCTGGCCGGTGAAGTCATACCAGAACAAGTCGCCGCAGTAGTATGCGAGCCACTCCTCATCGTTTGCTTCGAGGCGAGCCCGTCGCTCTGGATCCGCGACCGGAGGGATAATGACCTCTCGGCCGGCCGCTCGGAGCCGTCGCTTGCGTGCCGCGTCTCGATCACGTTCGGAGTCCGAACCCGTCAGCTTGCGGATCTTCCGAAGCTGTTGGTCGAGTTTTTTTTCGGCGGCCTTTAATTGAGCCTGGTCAACCATGCAATTCGCTGAATTTCAAAAAGTTTTTTTTCGTCCGAAGTCGGGGGTCGGTACCGAGTTCGGTTGCGACCTGAAAATACTTTTGGAATTTTACCCGATTCCCTATTGCAAAATATACCGATAGCGGTAGAATATAGACAGTAAAGGAAACAACATGAATACAAACGAGCTGAAACACGAAGCACGCGAGGCCGGCCTGGATTGGACCGACGTCCGATGCTTGTACTGCGAGCTCCGCGAGAATGAGCTGTATGCCCGTGAGCGAAAATGGACCCTCCGCGCTGAGGCGTTTGAGCGGTCCGGCTATGGTATGCACTTCAAGGCGGTTTACCGCAAAGCCTTTACCACCGGCGACCATTCCGAAATACCTTGTTTTGACGGCCTGGCCGCGAGCATGACTTACGAGTTCCCCGAGTTGAACGCCTATGGGGATCCGGCCGCCGCCCTTTACGAGGTTCTCTGTGAGCCTCAAGACCTGTTGCC